TTGATAAGTGTAAACATAACGGAATTGCAATTGCAAGCGCGATGGACGAGGACAAATTTCCAAAAGAGGTAGCATACTATTTTAGAACTTACTACACACGTGACCAATGGATTGAAATTCAAGATACATTCGCCCGTGCGTGGATAATTGGTTATCAAGTGGAGGCAGAAAAATGACTGGCACCGAATATGCCAAAGCAATCCAAACGAAAGCCATGGTTGCCAACCTAGAAATGAACGCGGCAATGACAACTGAGCAACAGGCACAAATTGGCCAGGACTTCATTGCGCACATTGTGGAGTTGAATGAAAGGGGAACTGGTAGTGAAAAGCGAGCTAAATAAATCTGCATTAGCATATTTGGATGATCTTTATGGAGAATATCGCCGTTTAAATAACATCATTGCTTCAACCAAAATTGCGTTAGCCACTGACTATAATCATGAAGTTGATGAAAATACATCTGGCAGCAAGTCTAATCGTATTAGTCGACCACAAGAAACGATAATGATTCGCTATGATTCTAGTCCTAAACTTGAATTTTACGAAAAGGTTAAAAAAGGTATTGAAGATTCACTGCTTTGTATGACTAATGAGCAAAAGTACATTTTCAAGCTCCGATATGATTCTAATGATTACTATGATTGGGACACAGTCGGTAATATTGCTGGTGAAAAGTTCATAGGAAAACCATACTCACATAGCGGTATCTACAAGAAGAGATATAAAATGCTTGAACTTCTTGGCAAAAAAATCGGATTTTGCTAAAAGTGGACTACAACGTATAGAAGTCCACTGCGTATAGGTGCTAAATTGGTAGTATGCCAAATGTGATTGACGTGCATGAAGTATTCCTCCAAATTACAGACTGGTAATCTCTGTGGGCTAATTGGTAAGCCACAATGGGATGTAGGTTCGAGACCTACCAGCGATATAGTTATACGATGTTAGTGTCCACGATAGACCATTCGTATAACGTGTGCTTATGGCGGAATAGGTAGACGCTAAATTGTGTGGGGTTCTCAGGCCATACGTGATTGAAAGGTACTCATATCTTGTGTAGGGTGCAAATCCCTACCAAGCACATTAAACGCGCCCACGGCTCCAAAACGGACAATCTCCAAGCTGACTCTCGCTTTTTAGCGGGAGTTTTTGTATACTTAACTTAGTTTGGAAAAAGGTTAATAAATTGAGAGGAGGTTTACCATGGTGATAACAAGGGTGCAAGTTAAACAAAAAAATATTGACTGGGCTTTTAAGGAAACTGATTTAAGGGAAGATAAAAAGATTAAAATACAAGATGAACTGAATTGGTTACAGAATAATAATAAAAATTATTTAAATCCTACAATTAAACAGCTTGGAAGCTTTGCTACTCGGTTGCATGTACCATTTGGAAACCTCTTACTTGATAAAATTCCTGAGACGGAAAGCATACAGTTGGCATTTAGAACAAAAGAAAATGTACCGGCAGAAGTTAGCCTTAATGTTCGAGCCATTATATATGAAATGCAACGTAAACAAGCATGGTTTAAAGAAGAAAGTGGATATGCCAATAAGGAGTTGGGCTTAATTGGTGTTGCAAAAGGCAAGCACTGTACAATTAGTGATGTAGTTTTAAAAATGAAAGAGTTTTTGAAATTAAATCATTTTAAGACTGCACGCGAACTTTTTAACGACTTGCGAAACCAACTTGCTTATCATGGAATTTTAGTCATGCAAAAAGGTGGCGTTGGCTTAGGAAATAATAGACCATTGGATGTAGAACAAGTTAGAGCATTTGTATTGCTAGATGACTATGCTCCTTTAATTTTTCTTAATCAAAAAGATAGTTTTACTGCTAGAATATTCTCATTAGTACACGAATTTGTTCATATATTGAGAGGTACTGATGAGTTATTTAGAAATGTGGATGAAACTTTAGAAGAAGAGCGATTTATAAATGAAGCTGTGGCACGTTTTTTAATGCCAAAAGATGATTTTGAAAAAGTGTTTGATTCTTTAGGAATAAACAAAGTCGCACGTCATTTTAATGTCAGTCCGTTTTCGGCAGCTATAAGAGCTAAAAATCTTAAATTAATGGATGACATCACGAGCTATTCTGTATTTGATATGGAACCAGTTCTTAGTAAAAAGAATAGTGGAGGCAATCCATATAATACAGCTTTAAGTCTTAATGACAATAGGTTCACATCGGCTTTGGTTAATTCACAAATGAATGGTACTTTGCCACCAACTAAGGCAGCATCTTTGCTTGGAATAAGCACAAAGATGCTAGGGAAAACTATAAGTATTTTTAACGAACGTGAGGTAGGGTTATGAGCGGATATCTAATTGATTCTAATATTTTAATTGTATCCAACCGTAACTATCGGCAGGATTATTTTCCAGTTGTTTGGGATTTTTTTAAAAATAACCAAGATGTTTATATATCTAACTATGTGTATGACGAATTATTAAAGTTGGATGATGACTTGTGTCAATGGACAAAAAACAATTATAAAAATCGAGTGTTGCCTTTGGAAGATTCGGTGACGGAGTACACGAAAGTGATTAATTATGTGGTTTCATCAGGTAAATGGAAACCAGCGGGATATGAACAATGGTCTAACGATGTTGATAAAGCTGATCCTTGGCTTATTGCTTATGCATTAAAACATGGTTTTACAATTGTAACCGATGAAAATAACACTGGCCCTAATGGAGGCTCAACTAATAATGAACCTAAAATTCCATTTGTAGCCTCTTACTTTAAGGTGGATACAATTAATTTTTGGGAACTATTAAACAGGAAACATTTCAAAGCGCAGTAAAAATGTTACTGAATGGGTGCAGGCTGACTCCCGGCTAGATAAGTGGTGCAAGGATAATAAGCGTCGTGCTAAACAGCATGGCGCTTTTAATTTGGAAAATAAAACTAAGCCGGTATATCAAGCCTTACAGGGCGATGGATTTAAATTGGAAAATAAAGGTTAATTCTAAACCAGTCGAAATCGACTGGTTTAAAAACGGAGGTGTGGTGGTATGTAATGAAACGAAAGTTAACGCCAAAACAGCAGAGGTTTGCCGACGAGTATATCAAGTCTGGCAATGCTGCTGAAGCGGCTCGTAAAGCGGGGTATAGTAAACGCTCAGCCCGCTCAGTTGGACAGGAAAACCTGACAAAACCTGACATTAAAAAATACATCGATGAACAGATGGCTGAGATAGAATCTAGCAAGATTGCAGACGCCAAAGAGGTTATGGAATTTTACACTAGAGTGCTTCGTGGTGAAGAGCTAGAAACCGTAGTGGTGGGTACTGCTGACGGTGCTGAATCTATTGAACGTCCACCAACTACCAAGGACAAAACGGCTGTTGCTAAGGAAATACTAAAGCGTTATCCGGGCAACGATAAGCTCGTTGAACAACAGATTCGCAAGCTTAAAGCTGATGCAGATATTGCGGAGTCTAAAGCTAAATTGCTACGAGGTGGTAAGGATAATCGACAAGTTAAGACTGATGAGTATTTGGAAGGGTTGAAGGCGATACTTAAGGATGAATAAAAAGCAAAACATACTAAATCAAATATTAACCGGCAAACAGCAGACAGTGCTACGTCAAGGGCTTTTTAACTCTGAATGGAAATTAATGGTTAATTATGGAGCTGTTCGATCTGGGAAGACAATCGTTGATAACTACCTGTTCCTTTATGAATTGAAACAGACTGCTAAATTAGCAAGCCAACAAGGTTATGATAATCCCCTTTATATTCTTGCTGGGGTATCTAGTAAAACAATCTGGAACAATGTGCTGAATCCATTGGCCAATGATTTCGGCATTGATTTTAAGTTTGACCGTTATGGCAACTTTAATTTATATGGTGTCACGGTCGTTCAGGCGTATACCGGTTCAATTAGTGGCCTTGGGGCTATTCGTGGTATGACGGCATGGGGGGCATATATTAACGAAGCCAGTCTTGCCAATGAAGAAGTGTTTAGTGAAATCCGTGACCGCTGTTCTAAGGGCTCTAAGCGCATTATTTGTGATACTAACCCTGACATTCCAACACATTGGCTTAAACGAAATTATATTGATAATCCCGGCCATTCTAAGAGTATTATCAGCAATCATTTTGTACTAACTGATAATACTTTTTTAGATGATGATTATATCCAGACAAAAAAGGAAACAACGCCTAGCGGCATGTTTTACGATCGTTCAATATTAGGACTGTGGGTTAGTGGTGAAGGTGCCGTGTATCGTGATTTTGACGAGCGTAAGATGGTTGTTTCAAATGATATGATCCCGAGCGGGCTGAGCTACGTTGTTGGCGTCGATTGGGGATATGAACATAAGGGTTCCATTGTAGTGTTTGGTGTCAGTGAAGATGATACTTGGTATTTACTTGAGGAGCATACGCAGCAGTTCCGCGAAATTGGCTATTGGTTGAATGTAGCATCAGATATTCAGGAACGGTACGGGCAACGGATTCCATTTTACTGCGATAGTGCCCGACCAGAACATGTTGCAGCATTTAGCGAACATGGAATCAATGCAATTAATGGGTATAAAAGTCGGTTGACTGGCGTAGAAAATGTGGCAAGTTTGATGAAAGCTAACCACTTTTTTGTTACCAAAGAGGCGATTGATAATCGTCAGTTTAGTACCGGTCAAGATGGTTATCATTATTTCTTAGACGAAGTTTATCAGTATGTTTGGGATGAGAAGACTGGTGAGCCTGTTAAGCAGAATGATGATGTCATGGACGCGATGCGTTATGCGATTGCGTCACAAATGAGAATGATGCGGATAAACCAAACCAATAATCATTCTGTCCAAGCTAATACGCTTAGAAACTTTGGTATTTAAGGAGATGAGGAATCATGGTAAACGATGTAAATGCACCCACAACCATGACACCATGGGCGTTTTATCCCAAGAATGCGGATGTGAAAATGCTGAATGGCCCACGGTTTGATCAAGATGCTAACCGGGTATTCAAGATGAGTGCAGATAAATTTGAGTCTATTAAGAATGACCCTAATGCACTGGGCATTGTAGTCAGTCGCTTTATCAATCGGCATTTTACACATCAGTTAAAACGTATTTTAACCATGCAACGTTATTACATTGGTGTGAATGATATTAAGTTTTGGCAGTCCGGTAAAGCAACTAATCGTGCTGATAACCGGATTGCTAATGAGATGCCGAAATATATTACGAATATGCGGGTTGGATATACCTTTGGGAATCCAATTCGTTTCCAATACAATGACGATTCAAGTCAAACGGACACTAACCGTGATGAAGTTAATACGGCTATTGATGAGTTTAATCAGCGAACCAATGAAGCTTATCACGAGAAAGTGATGAAGAAAAATCTATCCGTAACTGGTCGTGCTTATGAATTAGAGTATGTCAAACGCGACACAACAGACTTATATGTCATGGCTTTAGATCCAAGTGAAACATTTGTTGTTTATGACACTGATCCAGAGCAGCACTCACTATTTGCTGTGCATTATTACTATGTTGAGGATGATGAAACTCCAGTATGGTATGTTGAAGTCTATACAGATGATCATACGATTCGATATGAACCTAACGGCTATCCTAATTCACAATTGACTTTCGATGATAGTAATCCGGACAACTACGAGGAACATTACTTTGGTGGTGTGCCCGTCACTGAGTACGTTAACAATGATGAAAGACTCGGCGACTGGGAAGGTGAAATGGATAACTTCGATGCTTATGATAAAGCAATCTCTGAGATGGCTAACAGTGAGGAAGATTTTAGCAATGCCACGTTAGTAATTACGGGTGAGTTTGACTTTGGTACTGATTCCAGTGGGAAACCCAAGACTCATCCAGACGTTGATGGAAGCAATCGTTATATGTGGCTTAAGCCTGCACGGGCACAGGGGATGAACAGCGATAATGTTATTCAACCTTCTGTTCAGTATCTGACTAAGAATTTACCTATCGATGCTTGGAATGCATACGTTAAGACGCTCAATGACAATATGCATAAGTTTACCAATTCACCCAATGTAGCAGATGAGAACTTTGCCAGTAATGCTTCAGGTGTAGCAATGTCATATAAGTTATGGGGCAGTGACCAGGAACGCGCTACTCAACAAGAACTGTATGCTCGTGGTCTAATGCGTCGCTTGCGATTATTGGGAAACTACTGGTATACACTCGGAAAAATCAGAGATTCTAATTTGATTGAAAACGTTACGCCTGTGTTTACGCCTAACTTGCCCAAGAATGATACTGAGATTGTTGATAATGTGCAGAAGCTTTCTAAAACGGGTGAGTTCAGTCAACAGACATTATGGGAGATGGCACAAGCTGTAACTGGTATTAAACCGGATGAGGAACAGTCACGAATGAATGCACAAGCTGAATCTGAACCAACAATGACCATGCCAGGCGACTACCCTGATACATTTAATAAGCCATCTAACGAAACTGAACGTCAAGTAGAACCTCATACTGCTGAATTTGATGAGTCACAGCCAACAGGAGTTCAATCAGTTGGTGAGGAACAACAGGTCACTTTAGCACAGGCCATTGTTAAACAGCGACAGGCACAGCAAGGTGGTGCTAGTTAATGGAACGAAAGACTGTTCTGCAATTAGCACAACGTGTTTATGGTGAGAACGACAAACGTGTAAAAAAATTGAGTGAATTATTTAAACATGCTAATAACGAAATTGTGGACGTTCTAAGCACTTTTATTGCTGATGAGGTTAATTGGTCAGCTCCAGCCCCCAAAGCCCAAATACAGGAGCTGATGGACGATATCGCCAAATTAGCCGTGTCTGCCGCTATTGATGAACGCCCGTTTGTTAATCAAACATTTAGAGATGAACGAGTTAAGACTTATGGTGATGTGGCTAAGCAGCGAGTTAACCTAATCGTTACCCAGCTGGCTATAGATCAAAAACAAGTTATTCAAAGTAATCTAAATCATATTGACCGGGCACCACTAGTAAATCCGCAACCGGATCGTGCTGTGTATTCAAGGCATAAGTCAGACATAGCGGTGCAAAAAATTGTGGGTGATAATCATCAGGGCTGGCAGGGAGCTTCTTGGCAGGATCGAATCTATAAAGAGAAGTCCGCGCTAATGCGTCAGTTAGACGATCAAGTAGACGATGTATTGAAGAATCACTATAAGCCGCAGGATTTCAGCAAAGAGATTGCAACTAAACTTGACTCGTCGGAAGGGCGTGCAGAACGCATTCTTAGAACTGAATCAAGCGGCGAACTGTCAAGACAATTGATTGATGATTTTGGTCAGCGAAGCGTCAAGCGTTATCAAATTGAAGCAGCTCTGTCAGTAACGACGTGTGAGGAATGTGAGGCGCTGGACGGAACAGAATATAATATTGATGAAGCTAGTGAAGGGGTGACGCTGCCACCATTTCATCCTAATTGTCAGTGCACAATTATTGAAGTCGCTGATAATGATTACAGTGTTGATTTTAGTCAAATGCCAAAGAATTATGGATTGGATTAGGGCCACTTAAATTATGTAAGTGGCCTTTTAATTTGCCCTTTTTTCGGCAGCGGGCGTTAAAGAACAGCTGACAGTTATACCACTTAGAAAGTATTTTAGGAGGAATTTTTATGTTTAAACGATTATTACCAATGAATTTACAGTACTTTGCTGAACCAGTACCTGGAAGTGGTAATGAGGTAGATGCCAAGCCGGCTAATAATTCTCAAAATGGTAATGGCGATGGTGGCAATAAGGATAACAATGGTGAAAATGGGTCTCAAGGTACCGGCAAGCAGTTTGATCGTAAAGAGGTCCGAGGGTTAATTTCAAGCGCTATTGATGATTTTAAAAAGAAGTCTCTTCCGGATTTATTGGAGCAAGCACGTCAAGATGGTGAAAACCGTGCCAATATGACTGCAGAGCAACGTGAATCAGCCGATCAGAAAGCCCGTCAAGCTGAGTTAGACAAGCGTGAATCTGAATTGAATCGCCGTGAATCAATTAATGCAACACGCGATTTGTTGGCTAAGGAAAACTTACCAGAAGATTTTGCAGAAGTGCTGAACGATGTCGATACTGATAAGCGCGCACAACATGTCAAAAACTTTGGAAAAGCGTTTAATAAAGCCGTTCAAGCTGGTGTTGAGGAACGCTTGAAGGGTAAACAAACTCCAGGCCAAACTGTAAATAACGGCAATGATCGTGAAGATACTAAATTCGCTCAAGAGTTAGCTGCAATGGCACATCCAAAGAAGCCTGCAAGTGATTTCTTTGGTCATAAAAAATAAGGAGGTTTAATCAATGACGGTTAAACGTGATTTTATTTCAGAAACCCAAGTGTTGGGGAATGTACAACAGAAGGTAGCATTGCCTGGACTAATTAGTGCAACCAGTGTAACGGCTAACAGTTTTGGTCGGAAAGTTATTCCGGCTGGGACGGTAGTTGGTGGTGCTAGTTCGTTTTTAGACGATTCACAAGCTGTATTGTCAGTAGGACAAGATGCCAAAGCACAAGGTGTATTAGAGCACGATGTAGATGTTACAGCTGGTGATGCGACTGGTACAGTCATTATTTTTGGCTTTATTAATACTGCTCGTATTGCTAGTGGAGATGTTTCAGCCGATGCTAAAGCAGCATTAGCTGGTAAAGTTACATTCTTCAATCGACCATAGGAGGACTGATAAATAATGAATATTTTTGATTTAGTAAATGCAACTAATATTGCCGCATATTGGGAAACAATTGCGCAGCAAGAAGCGCCATACTTTGGTGAAACTATTTTTCCAAATGTTCGTCAAGTAGGTATGACGATGGACTGGTTGAAAGGTGCAACCGGAGCACCCGTTGCTTTAGCACCATCAGCACTCGATACTAATGTTGTACCACGGGGACGTAAGGGACTAAGCAAGTTAACTCAGGATATGGCTTTCTTCAAAGAATCTAAATATGTTGATGAAAAGTTACGTCAGCAGTTATTAATGCTAGGCAATAGTGCTGACCAAACACTACGTGATACGATTATTGCGCATATTTTCGATGATGACATCGAGTTGATTAAGGGCGCTGCATTGCGGCGTGAGATTATCCGGATGGAAGCTTTGACAACCGGTAAAGCTAAGGTGACTGGGAATGGTGTTGATATGACTATTGACTACGATATGCCAGCTGAAAATATTGGTGCCTCAAAGGTTGCTTGGGGGGATGCTAAAGGTAACCCATTTGAAGACTTTGACCGGATTACGACACAAATTGGTAATAAAACAGGAGCCACGATCTCACGAGTTGTTATGAACCGGGTAACTTGGAATACGCTTGCAAGTAATGATGCTATTAAGTCTACTTTGCTGGCTAGTTCTGCAAGTAAGACTAATGTGGTATTACCCAAGTCTGTTATTATGGCCTACCTGGAAGATGAATATGGTTTGAGTTTTGCTATTTATGATAAAGGGTACCTTGGTGCGGATGGTAAATTAGTTAAGTTTATTCCAGACGGTAAAGCCGTCTTTATGCCAGCTGTTGATCTTGGTAATACGCATTTTGGGACAACCCCAGAAGAAGCTGACCTGCTATCTTCTAATGCGGCACAAGTTCGTATTGTTGATACCGGTGTCGCAGTTACAACGACTACGAAAACTGACCCAGTGAATGTTGAAACTAAAGTATCTATGATGTCTTTGCCTTCATTTGAACAAGCTGACTCGGTTTATGTATTAGATACGACCGCAGGGGCGACAACCACTACAAATACCTCAGGATCTGGTGCCACAAGTAGTACAACGACTGGTTCAGGAAAGTAGTTCACGGAGGGCTTTTTATGAATGATGAAGAGCGAACTGAACGAATTAAATCTTTACTGCATGGGGTAAAACTGATGCGTGATTTAAAAGATGATGACAACGTTCTTGATGATAAGCTGGAACTTTATATTGGTGACGCATTGGATGCAATTGGCATCTATATTAACCAGGCTGAGGTACCACAACAATTAGATGGAGTCGTGCGCAAGATGGCTGCGTCTAAGTTTGTCCAAGAAGGTGCAGAGGGAACCACGGCTACATCAGAAGAAGGGCTATCTTTTACTTTTTCAGATGATGACATGAAACCGTTTGCTACGTTACTAAATAAGTATGTAGACAATCAGTCTGGTACTAACCGGTTAGGATCGGTGGTGACCTGGGATTGAAAATTGAAAGGGCCTATCTGTTGGCTAATAAAACTTCAAGGCCAGCGGGTTCATTAAATCGTAAAGCTGAGCCAACTTTGCTTGAAATAATTGCGGATGCACGAGTTAATCAAATGGGCGCCCAACGACAGATGACTGTTTTTGGCAAAGTATATGCGGACGCTAGAATTGTTCGAATAATGGGAGAGCATACTGCCGATAATATTGGGCTTGCAAATATGAGTCTTAAAACGTTCATGCCAAATTACGCCATCACTAAGACAGCTTATCACCAATATCGAACCGATTTTTATATCATTGTTGATAAAAAGCAAGTTGGAGGTGACTAGATGTCAACTGATAATGAGCATATTCCAACAGTTAGATATGGTATGACGGATAGTTGGTCGATTCCTATTAATCAATTAATGCATACCATGGCGACAGTTGGCAGTGGGCAAGGAGTTACACGCTTACAACGACTGCAATACGCACTAGATACAAATGCTAAGAAAGTTATTCATAATGCAGGTGTTGATGTGCAGAAGAAAGCTCGAGAAATTGAGCGTGCCAATGTTGGTGGCAAAAAATCAGGATACAAATCTACAGGAAATTTAATGCGAAGTATTGATGCACATGACAATTCAGAAGGAATGCAGACTGAAATTGCACCAGAAGCAATGACTAAGCAAGATTATGAATACGGTCAAGCTGTTGAGTTCGGTACGAAGGATGGTAGAATGCCTGCACAGCCATTTATGAAGCCTGCTGGTGATGAAATTGGTAGCAAGCTGAACGAGACCGCCATGAAAGCTCTTAACCAAGCTATTAAGGAGGCATAGCTGTGGAACCAATATATCCGGCCGTAGACCTACTATTAAGTGCCCAAGATTCTTTAGCAGGCCTTAATGTGTTGGTATTGCTACCGAGCGATGAAGAAGATAATTTGACATTTCCGCAAGTTACTCTGCAACTTGATAATGTTACAGATACTAGTCAGTTAAAGTTTATCAGCCAGGATCAGTTAACATTGCATGCTGATTTGTACGTAGACCATGATTCATACGGTGATGCACTGAACTTACAGCAAGCTATCACAGATCGGTTAAAATCATTAGTTGGTCAGAATTATCCCTTCATGGCGCTTCATTATTCTAGTCGGATTCTTACCGACAATTCACTACAAGATCGGACGTTATTTCATGTACCGATTCTTGTAGACTATCAAGTTAATTACTAATTACTTACTGACGCTTAGGCGTCTTTTTATTTAGAAAGGGGCAGAAATATGCCAACAGGAATTGGAACAACAACAGAAGTTATCAGTCCAAAATTTGCCGATAAATTTATGTACTTTTGGAAACGTGATAGCTGGCCAAAATCACGTAAACCAGAGGTAATGGGCCTACAAGGTGCTAGTTCCGGAACGAATACACGGACGGCTTCAAACGTCCAAACCAAAACGGTCACGTTGAAATCGTTGGGTGCTAAAACACAGCAACGAGTTGTTAATTTGGTTTATACCCAAAATGACAGCCTATATCGTGAATTAAATGATGCTTGGTCAAAAGGCGAAGTGATTCATTTATGGCGTGTTGACTTTAATACGTTACAAGGTACTAAGCCTAATCGAAGTGCAGAAGCTGAGTATTCGCAATGCCTTGTACCACAACTACCAATCACTGAAGGCATTGGTGCTATTACGCAATCAAATGCAACGTTTGAGGTGCAAGGCGAAGCCGTTGATGATGAAGATGGTAAGCCAGCTCGGGTTACAGAAGCTGACTTAGTTGATGGTTCATTTGATGTGTTGGACAAAGCCCTATATGCCTTCAGTCATGGTCAAGATGTTGGCGACAACAGTGCGACGACTAATATCCCTGATGAATCACAGCCATCTGATAACACAGCAAGTAATGGTTCAGCTAATACAGGTAAGTAACTTTTTAAGAAAGAAAGGATTTTAAATTATGCAATCTTTAAATATTAACGGTAAGTCATTAACACCAGTTATCAATTTTCGCTTTCGGTCGGTACTAGGTAAAAAGATGGGTGATGAGCAAGATAAGTCTGGATTTTCAAACCTAATTACTGGATTGGTACAATCTGATCCAGATGCTTTGTTAGCATTCTATGAAGCGGCACTAGCAAGTGATCACCCAAGCGACAGTGATTTGTATGACGCTTTGGATGATCAAGTATTCAAAGATACTGATTCCGAAGAAACCGCCTTTAAAGATGCAGTCAATGCATTAAATAATAGTGGTTTTTTCAAGATCAAGGCCAAAGCCTGGAAGAAGCGCAACGATCAATTGCGAACCGCCTTGCAAGCACAGCTCGACGCCTTGGCCGACCAAGACGATCAACGGGCAGCAACGCAGAAGACCGGGATTCAAGTTGGCCTCGATCAGATCAACGAAGCGGAGAACGCTTTCGACAAAATGACAGCACCAGTAGCAAACAGTCAGACAGCCTCAGTCAATGGTTAGAAGGCGCTCGTCGTTATATCGGCATTACTGATATTAATGCTTTTTATGATTTAACAGTCTCAGAATATAATGCCATGCTCAAAGGAGCGTTGCTGGCTAGAATTGATGATTTACATGCACAGAGGCAAGCTGCTAGTTTTACCAGACCGGTTCTTATTGCGGACGGTGAGAAGAACCAACAGTACGACCAAGAAATAACAGAGAATTTGAAGCGACAGGAATCGCAGATAAAACAACAGTTTGACCCGTATTTTATCAAACAGCAGCAGAATAAAAACGAACAGACAATGGCACTGTATCAATTAATGCACGGCAATGGAGGTGGCGACTAGTGGGCGCAGATTATGTAGTTGATGATAAAGTTCGTTGGTCGTTTGTGGATGATGTCACGGCTCCATTAACGCGTGTTAAGCAAATGTTAACGGATGCCCAGAGCTTAGTTAATGGATCAGTGAATCCAACGAAAGCACTGGAGGACGCATATAGAACATTAGGGACTAGCGGTGCTGATTCGGTTCAAAAGATAGTCACTGACGCTAAAGAACTACAGTCGTCAATGAATTCAATTCCCAAAGATACCAAAGTTGATGTAACAAGTAATGCACAAAAAGCCATTGATGATGCCAAGATGGTAAAGGATGGCTTAGGTGACATTCCAAAGACAACCGACGCTGATGTTAAAGTCAATACGACTGATGCAGTAGCAAAAGCCAAAGAGCAAGTTTCGTTGCTGGGAAAGATTCCAAAAGACGTTAAGACTGAAATTTTAGCTCAAGCCAATGATGCTGGCATCAAAAATTTTGATGCTATTTTGGATAAAGTTCCGCGAAAGGTCAAGACAGATCTGACCGCTAACGTTAACGATGGCAAGATAATTGATTTTGAAAAAGTTTTGTCAAAGATTCCTGAAACTAAGCGAACGGTATTGGAAGTTGAAGACAAGGTATCAGCGCCAATTAAGTCTTTGACCACTAAAACTGAAGAAACGACTCAAAAAACTAGTAGTCTGAGAAGTGTATTAGTTGGTACATTTGCTGGAAACATTGTTTCAAATGGGATTGTTTCTTTGGGGAGCAAGCTAATCGAGTCAGCTAAAGATGGATTAGAACTAGCCGAATCTGGTGAGCAAACCGTTCGGGCTTGGTCAGCTATGGATGTGCCTCAGAATAAGATTAAAGATCTATCTGGTAACATGGTGACTTTGCGGAATGAAACTGGTTTTGCGGCGGGCGATATCAAGAATATCCAGAAGCAATTTTATGGATTTACAGATAATGTGAAAGACACTAAAGCGTTGACTACTGGGGTAACTGCCTTAGCGGTAGCTTCTGGTAAAGGTGTGGAGACTGCGGATGGCTTGACAGGTTCATTTAAAAAGATTGAATCACAAGGCAAGTTAACCAGTATGGCATTTACTCGGATGACTGCTGAGGCCCCGGCTTTGCCTAAGCAACTTGCAGCTGCCTTAGACATGAGTCAAAGCCAATTGAAAAAGGCGGTTGCTGATGGCAAGGTATCTTCAAGCGAATTTGAAACGGCCATCTCCAAAATTGGAAATAATTCCAAACAAGTTTTTGCAGATTTTGGTAAGACTGGCGAGGGGGTCATGGCTCAGATTAAGGGTAGCTGGACGGGTATTAAATCAACCCTGATGCAACCACTGGTGGATACTAAAACATCTGGTTTAGAGTCCGTTAGAAACTTGTTACAATCTAAGGACATGACTGCGTTAGCCCATTCTGTTGGTGAAGGATTAGCATTTATGGCTGGCAAAGCATCTGGCTTAATTGGGTATATCGCAGCGCACCAAAAAGATATTAATGCCATTATTGAGAGTTTGACTTCAATCATGGTCATTCTAACCAAGTCTATCTGGTCTACTATCAGCGGCATGTTCAAAGGTATTGCAGATGCCTTTGGCTTAGTCAGCGATAATGCTAAAAAAACTAATGATCCACTGAAGCAGGTTGAATCTGCTTTAGATAGCATTTTGAAACACAAGAGTGCAATTCAAGACTTTGGCAAGATTCTGGTTGCTGCATTTGCTGTGAAGAAGATTACTGAATTTGTTAAAGGATTCCAAGAGTTGTCAGCTACACTTGGAAAGACGGCTATAGGTTCAGGGATTATGAAGACCTTTACCGCATTTTCAACAAAACTAAATGAAACTAAAAAGATTTTTCCTGCGTTTGGGACAGCACTAAAGGCAGTGCCGTTCACCATCTGGATTACAGCTATTGCGGCAATCGTGTTAGCTTTAGTTGAGTTGTATAAGCATAATAAAAAGTTCCGTGAGTTCGTAAATGGGCTTGTTGATACAATCAAAGATTGGTATAAGGATGCTACTAAGTGGCTTGGTAATGCTGTAACGTGGATCAAAAAGACATTCGGACCTTTCTTCAAAGCGGCGGTTAAATCCATTCAGTCAGTCTGGAAAGAGATTGAACCAGTGGTTTCGGCTGGGATTAAGATGGTCCAGCAAGTTCTCAAGCTTGGAATGGCTGTGGTAAGCGCACTCTGGAAGGTTGCCTGGGGTTATCTATCACTTGAAGTAAAAGAAACTTGGGCGATTATTAAGCCAATTATTGATATAGGCATGGCTGTGATTAAAGGCCTTATATCAGCCGGAATGGATATTATCAAAGCAATCTGGAAAGCTGCTTGGAATGTTATTAGTACGGTAGTCAAATCTGTTTGGAATGTGATTAAGCCACTAATTATCGGGGCAATGAATGTCATTTCTGACGTAATTCAAACTGTTCTTGATATTATTCATGGCAACTGGAGCAAAGTCTGGAGAGATATCAAAAATATTTTTTCAGACATTTGGAAAGCCCTATCGCAAGCGATTAAAGCTTACATGAATGGCATGCACGATATAATTTCATCAGTATTAGATGCAATTAGCACCGTTTGGCATGGTATGTGGCAAGGGCTTGGTGACTTCTTCAAGAATATCTGGAAAGGTATTAAACAGGCTGCCCAAGACGGCATAAACGGTGTTTTGAGCGTTATTAATGCCGGTGTAGATGCTATTGATTCGGTTTGGAAATTCTTTACTGGTCATAAAACCAGTGTTCACCATTTAGAGCCAGTCAAATTTGCTCAAGGTGGTGTCGTGCATACTCGTCTATCGATGGTTAACGATGGTGCCGGTCAGAACTGGAAGGAACTGTTACAACTACCTTCTGGTGAACTCAAGATGACGCATCAACGTAATGCAGTGCTACCTTTGCCAGTTGGTACACGAGTATACAATGGCGATGAAACAGCTTCTATTATGGCTTCTGCTGGTGTTGATCATTATGCACACGGCGGTATTGTTGGCAATGCGATTAATTGGACTAAGGGTAAGCTATCTGACATTGGCTCATGGATTGGTGACAAGGCCGAGGCTGTTGAGAAGTTCCTCAAAGATCCGCTCGGTAATATCTCCAAGCTACTTCATAAAGCTACTGATGGCTTATTTAAAGGGGCAGCTAGTTTTGGCGACTTAGCTAGCGGCACCATTAGCAAGCTATCAAGCATAGCAGTGGATAAGTTCAAGGAAATGTTAAATAGCACCAAAAAAACACTGGAAGTATCTGACGGTAAAGCCGGTCATTACAACCCGGGTTTAATTGAAAAAGCTGCTAAGATGATGCACATTGATAGTCTTCCGGCAGGTTTCAGTGAGCTTTTGCAAGCAACTATCATGAGCGAATCTGGTGGTAAGTCTGTGATTCAAACTATTCACGATGGCAATAGCGGCGGTAATGAAGCTGGTGGGATTCTACAATTCACACCAGGGACATTTGGTGCCTTTGCGATGCCAGACCATACCAATCGGATGAATCCGCTCGATGAGCTACTAGCTTTCTTCAATAACTCCGATTGGCGAAACAGTATTGGACACACCGTTATTTGGGGTGTTCCAAAGGTTGATTGGCTGCATAGTGGTCCACAAGGTAGTCGTCGGTTAAGCTCATTTGCTACTGGTGGTCATCCTTTAACACCACAACTTGCGACGATTGCAGAAGATGGGGACGAGTTTGTTGTTAATCCGCGTAGAAGTAATGCAATGCAATTGTTGAATGATGCTTATGAACGCACAATACAAGAACAACCGCAATTACGTAATGCAACTGAACCTAATAGTGTGGGCGTTTTGCCACAAATGCACAGCACACAGAGCAACGAGCCTGAGCAACTTAATAATTCATTGTTGGAACGGGTTATTGAACGGCTGGAAGAGATTCGCGATAAGGATAATGATATGTATTTAGATGGCGAAAAAATTTCAGCAAATAATGAGCGAGTCGGGGCTAGTAATTTTCGATTAGCTGGTGTTCAGGGGCAGATATAAAAAGCGCCCCGATTTGGGTCGCTTTTTAATCAGCTTTAATTCCATCTGCACAGCCAAACAATGTCGTTTTGACTTCACCACTTGCCGTGAATTTAAGATTAGCAAATCCATCTAAATTGTTGTTTTTGCACTGCTTTCTGAACTCTGCTATTACTTTTTGTTGTAATCCAATACCTGTAGAAGCGATTACTTCAGTATTGAGTATTTTTACAACATGATAGCCTTGTGGTAGAGGGCCAGTAGTTTCAATTAGTTGCTGTGTTTCAGAATCACTTTTACCAAATAGTGGCATTGTTATTACCTCGCTTTATTTAATGCTTTCAGTATAATCCAACAAAATCAGAATAGAAAGGAGGAGCGTATCATGCAAATATTTTCCACACGAACTGATAGGCCCCATGCTTATCGCTTTGGCGAGACTGATAATAAATTGCCGTTCAATCCAATTGAATATGCTATCAGCGTGGACGGAACTAATTGGGTGTCTTGTTTTGATGTGCCGAATTTGCAGGGCGTTTATATGTATGACGCAACTTTACCGGATGTCAATCCGGCTGATACCTACCAAGCACTAGGACAACAAGATGGGCAAACACTAATGAGTTCACGATATGATCAACGTGACATTACTTGCCAGTTTTATTCGTTTGGCATCGATGAAGCTGACCAGTCGCTAGGCTATCAAGCACTGGAACGCTTCTTGTATGCACGCGATGAATTCTGGATTACATTTAGTAATCATCCTGGAATTAAATTTCGTGTAAAGACTAAGACTTTTAAGCCGACATACCCTAATGAAAAAGATTTCTACGCTACTGTCACATTTAATAATTCAGCAGGGCTGGGTCAATCTCTGGGCACTACTCAAGATGTTGAGGACTTTGATTCTGAATTATGGGCACTTGGTCAAAATTTAAGATTGGATCAAGACTCACAATATAGTTTTCAAAACATGGATAGATTCACGGTTGTAAATATCGGCGATATCATGATTGAACCGGATATAAAGCAACATCCATTAATTATTACGATTCATTGCAACGGCAAACCAACATTAACTAATACGACTACTGGTCAAACATTCAACTGTAATCGTGTTTTAACGACAAATGATGAGCTGAAATTAAGTGGTGTTAATCCGTTTATAAACGGGCAACAATGTGGATCGGACACAAACCATGGGGTTATCTCGTTACAACTAGGTGACAATCAATTTACGTTAACCGGCTGTACAGATTCCAATATTAGCTTTGATACGCCGTTCTACTATGTTTAAGTATCCAATGTTATTAGTAAGAGATCGGTCAGGCAGCCATGAAGAACGACTTAACATTAATGATGCGCAAGATACGTTTCAAGATGCATGGGTTTTAAATCAATCAATGGAAATATCATTTACTGCACGTTTACTACCACAATACGAACAGGCCTTCAATTTGTTGCAAGTTCAAAATTATATCATTTATGGTGGTCAACGGTATGTCATACAACAGGCTGTTCCAGCGATTGATAATGGAATACTGACTAATCAAGTTAAAGCAGTTCATGTTATGTATGAGGCGCTTAAAAATATTCGTAAAGAAGATATTAATGCAGGTACGCTTACTTATACTTTTCAAAGTGCTTGTAATGCTTTTGTAGCGGATAATGATCAAGGAGTGCAAATTGACTTTACGGGGGATTTTCAAAAAGTTCAAATTGAAAACTTAGGTAATAGTTCCTTCCTTGATTTTTTAACGAGTTATTTGGATAAGTTTGGGGCAGCAATGATACCAGACAACTTGATGATTCACTTTTGCTCACGAGATACATTTCGCCATGATACGGGTAATATGTTTGTTTATGGCGGTAATACGGATGCCGTGCATCTGTCATTCGATTCCACTAGTTTGATCAACCAATGTTGGTGTTATGGAAAACCAGTCGATACAGATAACAGTGGTAGCAGTAATGATGCCACAAAAGGAAAGTATTTGGTTAAGTTTATCTGGAACAATCAGAGTAGTATTCAAAAATACGGTTTGCAACGTGGGGCTCCCGTATCAGATGAGCGTTTTACTGATCAAGCCTCAATGCAATCATATATGGACGGTAATATGCAGACAGAGCCAACCATTCAACTAACCATACAGTATTTGTCGCGTACAAATATTGCTAGAGGTGATGGTTGGTTTTTGCGTGTTCCCAGTATGGGATTAGAACGTGAGGTAACAGTTACTGGGATTACGCAGAATCCATATAATCCGGCAACATTACCGACGATTACATTAGATAATACGGCTGCGGCGCTTAAAAGCATTTCTCTGACTTTGAACAATCGGGTTAATAAGCATGACAAGTCTTTAACTGATTTAAAAGCAGTGGCCAATGGATTAAGGAATGCTGAAAATCATTTTGTTGGTTTAAGAACCATTGATGGAGGTGTATCAAGTGTCAGTTATCAACCAGACGCATAAACGCTATCTAAAAGATGACGATGGCAATGTATATTGGCCAATGACTTCGGTAGATTCAGTTATCGGCTTGACTAAACTTTTGCCAGTAGTCGCAACGGACAAGCAAGATGGATTAATGTCTGCAGCAGATAAGCAAAAAATCGACAATTTAAAAGAGTATGAAGCTGCTACAGACACAACAGAAGGGTTATTAAGTGCTAGTGATAAGCAAAAGCTAGATAGTATAAATGCAGAGCCGGTTGATGCTATTAGGATCAAAGATAGTGTTACGGGTACTATTTTCAAGATCAGTATTTCTAATGGTGCAGTTTCAGTGATAAAGGATGATGTAAATGGCTGATAAATTAGTTTCTAAAAATATGCCCACCGATAATCGTAATTTACGAAATACTTTAATCTCTAATTTTGAAATACTTCAACAATATCTAAATAGATTTGATGAACTTGCCGATGAAGTAAACTCCGATCAATCACGTCGAAGTGCTGACTTAAATAAAAAGCTTACCGACATGCAACAACAAATAAATGATAAAATTAATCGGATCACACTGGGTACTGACGAAGATACGATTCGTTTAGTTGTTACGGCGATTCTACAAGAGCAAGGAGTGATTAAGTAATGCAAAGTTTAACTTATGTGATTGGTAAGGATAAACGTAATTTGGTCGATGACATTCAGAATTTCAAGATTGATTTTGAGGATTCCAATTTAAATTGGGTTCAGGCCCGACAATATGAAGACGGGATGCGACAAGTTTTTGTCACTATGAAAAATGAAGACGGCTCACCGTTTGATTTAACCGGCTGCAACTATTGGTTTGAAGGCATCTTGCCAGATGGCGTCCATAAGATTTTAGACGCAAATCATGGTGTGGCAATTGATCCGGTTAACGGCCAATTCCGCTTTGACATGCCGAAACAAGCGTTTGCCGTAGCGGGTAGCTATGTACAGGCATTCTTCCGAATTGTACGAGACGGTAATTCGGTCACCACTCTGGAGTTTGATTTGGAAGTGTTGGCCGACAAGGTGATTTCGGGGTTGGTGCCAAGCGACTACATTACGCCGTTTGAAGATTTATATGCTCAGCTTCAAAAGA